TGGCTTGGGCGGTGCCTAGCGTGAGCTGTTCGCTGCGCTTTGCTTGAGTAGCAGCGCCATCTGCCAAGTCAGGGGTAGTAATGCACCCATCAGGCAAACCACCTGCTGAGATTCCGGTTACGGTGCCGGATCCGTTAATTGTGATAGGCATAATTAAACAATCGTCCAGCTAGATCCTGAAGGTATGGTCACGGTAATACCATTATTGACCGTGATCGGTCCAGCAGTAACTGCATTCTTGCCAGCAGTCAATGTGTAGTTTGTGGTTACAGTCTGATCGTTTTCAATAAAAACCTGATCAGTTCCGCCACCTTTAGCCCCACCACCAATGGTTCCCCAGGCAGTACCGTTGTAGCCCTCATACTGAAGAATGGAGCTGTTGAAGCGGATCATGCCTGCTGTTGGTGTTCCAGGACGTTGGCCTGAAGTACCTACAGGGATCTTGGTTGAGGTAGTGGTGTTAAAGATGACATCACCAATAAACGTGCCACCAGCCTTAGGCATGGCAGCGTTAGCAACACTAAGAGCGGTGTTAGCTGTGTTGCTGACTGCAGTAACGTTTGCAGATGCTGTGTTAGCAGTGCTAGTAGCGATGTTGGCTGTCGTTATTGCGCTGTTAGCTGTATCAGTAGCTGCAGTGATTTGTGCTTGGAGACCAGCAGTACTTTGATTGGTAGCGAGGGTCTCTGTCTCTTGAGTAAGGTATAGAGACTGCAGGAAGTTATCGTTCAGATCCTGAGACCTGATAGCTGAGCCAGGATAGAAGGTAGATACCGGCTCAGTGTCAGTTGTCTCTCGGTAGATACGGATAGCAGCTCCATTGGATGGAGCACTATTGAACTGAATAGTGGTAGCGTTGGCTAGCGAGTATGCAGTTGTAGGAGTACCGTTAATGGAAACCTTAACGTGTGACTCATCAAGATATGGGAAAGTGAATGAATAGAGAACGGTTGACCCGTTCCCTGTATAGTTATTCTGTGTAACGGCCATTACTACTTATTCCGAAGTTGAAGGAATTGTTGTGCCTGTTGTTGTGCTGCGTTGTAGTTACCAGCACGGGTATTGATGACAGCAAGATCATTAGCCTTCTTAGAGGCAACAGCCTTACGGACATCAGGATCGTTCTGAATCTGTGCCCATGCCTTACGACGAGCTTCATCAAAGGCGTTACGGATCAGGTCTGTATGCAAGTATGACTTCATCGGATCAAGGAATCTACGATTGTTACGCCTATCCCAATCCATCTGTGCGATAGAGTCCTGAACATCTTTACGAGCAGCCAACTTGTTCAGCTTCTCCTCAAGGTTCTGATTGCCAATGGCTCGTTGGTACAAAGAACGCACCTTTGCGTTATCGGCGAGAGAAAGACCTGTTGGAGTTGAGTAGGTGGAAAGTTTCATGTCGTACCCGCTGTTAAACAGCATCGTTCGACCGGGACCATTATCCAGATTCAACTGAACAGGGCTGATGGCATTGAACATACGAGTTGGGAAGTCCCAGTCACGAATCGGCTTACCAGTAAGCAGGTCATACTTGATAGGCAGCGGTTCGCTGGTCAGCTGCTCAGATCCAAGGTTCCGGTTACGAATAGCATCCCAGAACGACGAAGACAGCTCACGAGTGTATGGAGTGATGACTTTACCGATCTCATTCCTAAAGCCAGCAAGAGGTACGGTGTTGTTGGCTAGACCAGCAATGATCTTGGCACCAGCCTTTGGATCACCAGAGAACAGGTCAACAAACTGGCTGATACCAGCGAGGTAGGATTTACTGGTGATGGTCTGAGCAAGTACCAACGATTGCTTGAGGAGGTTCTGTTCAGCCCACTCTGGACCCATCAGCTCCATGTTGTCACCAATGTCCGCTACAGCAGCTAGGATCTGGTTAAACGGTTCAAAAGAGTCATAGCCGATCCAGACATCACCAAGTCGGATACTACGAGGCTTCCAACCAGCATCTTCCCAAAGCTGCCTCTTCTGTCGATCCTGAGGTCCGTTACCTGTGAGGTTGCCATTCATGAACTGTTGGCCAGCCATGAAGATCACGGAGCTACCAATAGCAAGGCGGCCAGCCTGGAGAGCTTTGGCATTGGCCAGGTCCTGTGCTGTTTCAATGCCGTACTTAGTTACAGCCGAGAGGTCATCCGCTGAAGCAAAGGCAATGTCATTCCACTCCTTTACAAGGAAGTTAAAACCCGGAGTATGTTTTGCCGTCAGCTCAAGTCCGTTAATACCAGTACGTGCAAACAGGAAGAAAGGCTTAGCCCATGGGTGAGAGGCAAAGACTTTATCAAGACCAGCCGCAAACCCTGAGATGTCTTTTGTGAGAGTAACCTCTTTGCGTGCAAAGTCTGCAGCAGCATCAGTGATGTTACCCTCTTCATCGAAGACCTTACTGTGAAGCCTATCCTCAAAAGCCTGGATTAGCTGAGGAGTTACTTCTACAACATCCCCATTTCGTTGGGAATCAATCGCTTCACTCAGAGCACGTTCCCTTAGGCGTGCCCTACCAAGAATGTATGAGAAGGTGTCATCCGTTGCTGCCATCAACTTAGTTGAGTAGGTCAGGAACGAGTTGTCATTCAAAGCTCGTGCCATATTAGCGAGACGATACGCAGCCTTATCAGCTTCCGTACCACGAGTCTCGGCCCAATGACCCAGTAGATCCCACTGCTCTTGCTTAGCGTTGTACTCGGAGAATCGCGTACGAACATCAGCAATGTCACCAGCCCAGTACGCATTCAGTCGCGTCTTGAACAACTTGAACGCCTCTGGAATCGCTTGAACCATTGCATTGGTAGAAGCAAGGGAAGTGCGTATGGTATCTCCATCAAACCGCATAGCAGCTCCCATTGCCGTTGCAATAGGCCTCAGGAACGTTGCAGTGCTAGTACCCATAACTGCCCGTACAGGCGTCTTAGGGCCACTCAGGATGCTGTGAACCATCACGGTCTGCAGCTCACGAATCAAATGACCAGTCTTGCGGGTACCAGCCTCAGTGGTCTCACCAACCAACTGCTTACGCATGTAGTTATCGAAGTCCGTCCAATTGTTGATCTTGTTGGACATCGAAAAGGCTTCCAACACAGCTTGCAGGAAGTCATCCGTGGGGGATTGAGCAGCAAGCTCAGCCATAGTCTGTACGGCTGTCTTGGTTTCATCGTGCAACTCAGCAAGACGTTGCGTACGTTGACGAGCCGCTTTGTTTGGATCATTCAGTTGGAGTGAACGGAACTCATCAGAGATCAGGTACCGTGAACGCTTGACATTAGTGAGGCCAACAATCAGACGATCCGCAATAGTCTTGAACGGTCCATCAACATCCATCAGATCAGCGATGTCCTTCAACTCACGTCCTGCAATACCTAGGTCACGGAGTTGTTTGAACAACGACCCGTTGATCAGGTCAGCTGCTACAACGTTCTCCATAGCCCAGGCATCAAGGCTATCCTTACCGCCAGTACGGAACGACTGATCCTCAAAGATAGGCTTCCAGAAGTCCTCAGGGCTAGCAGCCGTAGCATCACGACCCATCACCTCCTGCATACGCTCAAGAGCATCACCAAAGGCTTCCTCAAAAGTGACCTTGTTAGCCTTGAGTTCAGACATCAAGGACCTCATTCGATGGTCACCAAGAAGCTCCTTAGCAACCGCCTTGAGATCCTTACCATCCATGTCCGCAGTACTGGCCATACGCTCAGCTGCTGCAGGGGTCACTAGGGAGTCCGTGGAGCCGTCTTCAGCTCCCCACTCACCGTGAGTACGCTTGAGCTGTTTAGCCACGTCATAGGCCTTGCCAGAGCTGTTTGGTGAGCCTTGCCAAGGATCAGCGATTGGTTTGTTCTTGTGACCACGGAAGTTAGGATCATCAAGCTCAATGACAGCCTTCTCAAGTACCTGATTCTCAACGTCAACAGAGCGTTCCTCAGCCTTACGAACAGCACGTGAGACGTTATCTTCATTAGGTGGTGACCAGCTGGCATAGGCCTTCTTCTTCTTGGCTACCTTAGCCATCTGCTCCAGCTGCGTTTCAGGAGTCAGCTTGGTAAAGTCGATTCCCTCTTGGAACAACTTCTGAGCAGTCTCTTGTCGAAGCGCTTTATCTACTGCAGCCTTGGCGGTATCTTCAGCAGCAGCACGAAGTTTCTCTACCTTTACATCTGCTACGGCAAGCGCCTCACGATCTGGCTTTGTTGTTTTACCTAGGGCATCACGACCCTTACCAATAGCAACAGCCACACCATCAGCGACGATGCCAATACCAATGCCCTCTACAACATTCTTGAATGTCTTGATGATTGGGTGATCAGCGTCGTGGGTAGCAAGCGGGTTGTTGAGTTGGGGGAAGCGTTGAGCAAGCGCGCCCATGGCATTGTCACCTTGGGAGTACTCAGACAGGACATCTGATGCGGCACCAATGGCTGCAGCCCTAGTGATTCTGTTACCAGTAATAACTCGACCAAGTGCAGTACTTGTCGCTCTACCGACTACATTCTTAACACCGGGAATCTTAGAGGCCCCGATGATAGCAAGACCCATTGTACCGAAGTGGACACCACCCCTAATGAAGTTACCCCACCAAGTCTTAGTAATTGGGTTGTAATCACCACCAAGAGGGTTCCACTCAGGCTTGTAGTCCTTCCCATGCTCCTGCATCTGACCATTGGTCATATCAACAGCACGCTCTGGAGCAGTCGCAATAGAACTGACGGTATCTCGTACACCACCCATAATGGCGTTGCCGACTTCCTTCATGTTCTCTGCGGCACCAAATTGGCTGGCAGGTTTAGCAGCGTGGCTATCCTTGCGAAGGGCTTCCTGTTGAGCAGCTTGTTCAGCAGCGATACGAGCCTGTTCTTCTGCTTTCCTCTTCTCTTCTTCTTCTCGCTTGAGAGCATCTACTGTCAGCTCTACATTACCCTGGAGATACTGTGTATCTACCGAGTTAGGATCAATCATTTCTTACCGTAGTAATTAGGCGTTTACACCGTGGAGGAATTGATAACGACGCCCATCAGGGAGTTCGATGATTGTGTGGTCCGTGCCTTGGTCTCCCTTGAAAGTACCCACAACCCTTGCTCCATTCTTGAGGAACACTGGTGTACCATCCGGTGCGGCAAAGTCATGACCGAAACTACCCCTACCCCTATGTGCTGTGTCGTTATCTGTCGTCACCGTACCCTTAGATAGCGGTTGACGATCTGATCCAACAGAGACGTACTGATCCAACTCAGTTTGTGAAATTGGAGGAAGACTGCTGTTGGATTGAAGTGTGCCGGGTGTTACAGGTTTGACATCAAGATGTGGACCCGTAGATCCATAACCACGACTGCCAATCCGATACACGAGGCCAGGAAGTAAGTTGACTGGGTTGTTGAATGGAGATGTAGCTCGCAGCTTGTCAATAGCTCTCAGAAGTACCTGATCGGGTACCTTATCCAAACCAACCCATTCATTACGCAGACCAACCATTGCATTACCTTGGTTGAGTCGACGGCGTGCAAGTGCAACAGCAAGAGCGTCTTGGTTCGCTGCATTGAACGGATCATTAGGAGTTAGACCAGCTGCTCCGTTCTTCATTAGATCCTTGAGAGTATCACGGATGATTTGATACCGACCAGCAGCATGTACCTGATTACTGTCTTGAAGGCGCATGACCTCACCGATAGTCATCTGACTAAGGCCTCGGCCAAAGACATCCTTACTGTTTGCAGATCCGTAGGCGATTGTCCCAGCAGCAGCACCACCAGTATTCATGGCGTCGTAGTGACCATACGAAGCTGACTCTTTACTAGCAACTAGGTCAAGGAATTCTTTGTAGCTGCTAGAGAGGATGCCTGCACGATTAGTGCGAGCAGTAGTGGGTCTCCAGTTCAGCAGAGCACGTAGTTGAGGGTCCTGCTGATCAACGTATTGAACAGCTTGTGGACGTATCAGAGAGCCCTTGCCTGCAGCCTCCAGTTGTGCGTTTGCAATGTCCCATGCAGTCAGGTTACGTTGACCTTGGGCAAGTTGATAATAGATGTATGGGATCTGACCTCGACCAGTAGCTGCGTACTGCTCAAGCGCTTGGATCGCTCGCTCAGTACCAGGAAGCACCTGGGTATTGATTAGGTTCGGATCCTTTGACCAAGCAGCACTTGCCTTTGCATAGTTGATCCTAGCTTCTTGATTGGCTGTAGCTGTTGGTCGTTTGGTATAGGTACCAGCTGCAAAGTTCTTCTCAATACGCTCCATCGCTTTGTTGTGAGCCTCTTGCTGGTTCATACCAGTTCGGATATTCTCACGGAAGTAGCGATCGTATGCGTTTTGAGCGTTGTAGAAAGCGTTGTAGTACTCTGGACTCTTATCCTTTGATCCCTCAGTCTCGTTCAGGAACTTAGCGGTGAAGGCCCCAATCTTGTCCTTCGCTTCTTTTGCAAAGGCTTGGGGAACCTCAGTAAGCTTCTTGTCCTCTTTGACGTATCCAATCATCTGTGAGTACAGTGTCGGAGATACGTTCTTCAGGTCCTCTTCTGTCAGGTAACCGCGAGACTGGCGAAGAGACATAAGCCGTTCTTTATCCAGCTCATCTGCCCGATCCTCTCGGGACATGTAGTTCTTCAACCAATCAGGAGCAGGACCAAGGCCTTGTTGCTCATAGTTAGATGCAATAGCCCTAAGCTCAGCTTCACTCCAATCCTTACCTTGTGCACGACGTTCAGCAGTCTGACGATCGAAGTCAAGTTTGAATTCGTTTTGCGTGTCGCTTTGTTGCTCCAACTGTCGCTGGAGATCTACTCGACTAGCGTTGTACAGAAGATCCTTGACTTTTGTGAAGTCACGACCCCAATACTCACCAATCTTTCGCGTCGAACCGTCCTTTGCTTGGAACTCATAGTCAAGAATTGCGTTGACCTCTGCTTCGCCAATCTGACGGGAGTTAATGAGGTTCTCAAGGATCTCGATTCCTGCCTTACGAGCACCACCTACACCACCGAAATCACCAGCGTAGCGATTGATGAAGTCAATGAGGGTCTGACCACCCATCCCTGCTTTGATACCATTGTAGAGGATGTCTTGGGACTCAGTACGACGTTCTTCCTGCAGTGCCTTTTGTTGTTTCTCTGCCCAGTCAATTGCTGCCTCGTTCTCAAACTGCTTCATAGCAGGGAACAAGTACTTGTTGAGTAGGGCTGGATTCATGCCAGAAAAGTGGCTCAGGAATTGACCACGAATCTCAGCTTCTACAGCTGCTCGCTCTGGACCACTCTTGGCAGTATCTAGGGTGATCTCCTGACCGTTGATATTGACACTAACTTGTTGCGATGCTTGTTGGAAGAATCTGGGGTAGAACGCAGCACCTTGTTGAGCCATACCAACAGCGTAGCCGTAACCCTTCCACCCACCGAAGTCACGGAACTGTCTTACAACATCAATAGGAGCCCCTTTCTGCTCCGCCTCAGCTGCTGCGGATTTGAATGTCGATTCAATGGCGTGGACATCACCTTCAGCTTTGTCGTATGCCTGTGCAGCTTCATCTGAGATGCCATCTAAGTATGCCTGCTGTAGACCCTCTTCCATATCCCGCTGACCTTTCTCCTTGGCAGCGGTGGTAAGAGTCTGCATTAGTGTTTCTGAGAACTGAGCAAGGTTTGTAAGCTTACTCGCCTCAATCTCTTGAAGCCGTGACTCGCGTAGACTATTGAAGTTACGGAGCCCTGCTTCTGTGTTCTGCCGTAGCAGAGGTGTCACATCATAGACTTGATCTGGCTGAAAGCCTTGGCGCTCAGCGTAGCCTTGATATGCAACCTTTTCATCAAAGCTTTTCATTAACTCCTAAATCCATAGTTAGGGCCAAATGTACTAATACCACCAACTTTTCCACCGCCAGCTCCAATCTTAGTTGTTCCGTAGTTAAACCCGTTGAACCCACTAGGAGGTTTGAGGCTTTGATAGGCGTTGAATCCAGACAACGCTGCGTTACCGATCATCAGAGCAGTGTTAAGCGCTCCACCACCAGCATTGCGAACTGGAGGTAGCCCAGCTTGAGTGGCCGGAGGAACTGACAAAGGTAGCCAGGTGTTTCGATCCGCCATCTCATTCTCCCTGTAGATGTCCTGCATGTTGTAGCGGGACTGATCTACAGCACGAGTCAGGTTATCAATCAGAGTTGCTTGTTGGCGTCCAAAGTTACCCAACCCTTCAATGCTTCTAATCCGATTAGCACTACGACCATAACGCTCAGTGGCGTTGTTAGTCCCCTGTACCTGAGACAAGCTATCAATGAGACCTTGGTTCTCCATAGCAGCACTGGAGAAGATGTCGTTCAACCGGCGTTGCTCAGAGATGTAGGCACGATTGGCAGCCTCACGGTTAAGACCAATCTGCTCCCGAGCTTGGCCGATTTGAGTTGAGTATGTGCGTTTTGTCTGTTCATTCTCGTAACCAATCATCAGGTTACGGAATGTTCGATCGTAGTTACTTTGATAGATTGCTTCGTTCTTTGCTGCGTTACCGCCAAACAGCGATAGCCCAAACTGAGCTACTCCTAGTGTAGCTGAAAGTGGATCAATTATCATACTCTTACAATCTCGACAAAGTAGTGGTTCTTACCGTTCATTTCTACAGGTAGTAGTCTAAGTAACTTGAAGCCAACTCGCTTCAGCATTCTGATTCTTGAGATGTTCTGGATGTCAATGCAGCTATGTAGTAGTTTGTGTTGATGATCACGTAGCCACCCCTTCAACCACCGCATAAACGCACGTGGATGTCTGTTAACTTCATTTGTGTTGAGCATCCAAGCATAGCCTGAACTGTCTATACCGTGGAGTACCATGGGTTTTGAATCTGGACTAAATGTAATCACAGCATCACAACCCCTCATGCTTGACAATGCACCAATGACAGGGTTAATGCCAAGGCGATAGCAATCAGCCATCTCTGCATCCAGTAGATCGTTTAGGATCCCAGGTATATCATCAATCGTTGCTGGTCTGTGTTCACATGACCCTTGGTACTCCTTGGTCATACTATGCTCTCCGATAGAATCGTTGTCCGTACTTACCTTCCCACGTCAAGTTCAACAAGCTAACTGGGAATGGTGTATCTCCTACAATACGTACGAGTAGGTTGTTGTTTCGCTGATAGAGAGGAACCGTGTGAACTGATTCAGCGGACAAGTTCACGTTGTTCAGAACGTATTGATTAGGCATCGTCACGCTTACAGTGTTATCCCAATCAGGTGTTCCAGTTATGCTCACCTGATAAGTCAACGGACCTGAAAGAGCAGTAGATACCTTCATACGGTGGATAATCAGGTCAGCTGTGAAGTCAGTAGAAGCAGACGTATCGCTCACCTGTGTTGGGTAGAACTTAGGTAGATCAACAGTCATATCGTAGATGTAACCCACGATAAGGTTCCTGCCCCTGTAATCGCCTACAAGGTCGAAGTAATCACCGCTACCACTCAGAGTAACTGTTGGGTATTGGACAGCCCCTACAGAGGCTCCTGATGGACTTAGAGGGTCACCTATGTAGTTCCCAAGAATTACAACCGAAAGCGTCTTACCGCTGTAGTGTCCGTATGGCAGGTAGATCCTCGTAGTATCGGTACCAGCGTTGTAGGTACGATACGGGTTGATTGACCACATATCGAGACATACATCTGTGCTCTCACCAGTGGGAAGTGTAAGGAATCCCTCAGCACTAGCTTGAGTAAGGTTCTTGGAAACAAGGCTTACCTTTGTCCCATTAGCAACAACGGCGTAGTACGTACTTACATCAAAGAATTGATCAAGTAGGGTTCCTATCAACTTCCACTTATACCAAGACTCAAGAGGCCGCTTGTCCCCTTGTTGGAAGTACTTGTACTGGTAGACAGTATCTGTACCAACCTGTCCTAGCGACACAATACCAAGCCCAGGAGATGCGATCATCCTGTCTACAGTGCTAGGGATCAGCTCAGGCACAACACGTGTATCCTCATACAACTCAGGAGGGGTTGTGACGCTGATGTCACGCATCTCAAAGACCTTGGTGTAGAGCGGTGTCTTACTGACAAACGCCAAACCACTTGCCATCTCAACTGACTTCAGATCTACATCACATTCATACTTTGATAGTGTATTGATCTTTGCTGTCTTTGGACTCAGAATGTCAGAGTCAGTTGAAAGAAGGAACTGCTCATTCTGACCAAACAGCACTAGACCAGCACTAACTGAGTTGACATAGTTTAATGTCAGAGGCTTGGTGGTTGACGCTGAGATGTCAATAGGATCATCATCAACAACAGCGGCAGCAGAGGCACCAAAGAAGTTGAAGTAATCACCAGCCTTGCTAAGTGTGACCGACTCCTGAGAGAGGAAGCCGAGACGGTTCCGATAGAAGAAGATGCTAGAGATAGTACTTCCAACAAAGCTAGGAGTAGGGTTAGTGTTGTTGTCTCCAGCTTCACGGTTATCCCAGGTAACCGGTTGGTAATTGAACGACCCATTAGTCTGCCTAACCAACTGATGCGGCATCGTCAGCTCATCAAGTTGATAAGTGATCCCAGGTGCTGCAGCTTCTTCCCACGTTCCTGGGCCATAGCTAGCAGCATTGGTCGTTCTGAACTCAACCCACATATCATCAACATCTACATCAGTAGAGTTAACAATTCTCACCTTGTACCCGTTCTTACACTGATCAGGTAGCTTGCTAGTTGTGCTGATCTTGTCTTGGAAACAATAGATACCATCAGCTTCTAATGAACCTCTGGTCTCAATGGTGAACGCAGAAGCACCTGAGATGTACAAGCCACCACCAACAATGGTTGCTGTGACTACCCCACCCGCATTGATTGTTGTCCGTAAGTTCGTTAAGATCGTCTCAACATCAGCAACACCTGCACCTGTGTTAGCAGGGGTTGTGTAGCTATACGTAGTTCCGTTGATCAGTACTTGGTACTTGGTGTTATATGCTACAACTCCAATGACTACAAAGGCTTGATTTGGTAGAGCAGCAACCGTAGTTGCCTTCATTGCCACAACCTTTGCCTTGTTAAGAACAAAGGTGTAGTCATTAAGTGTGATCAGCTCAATGTCATCAGCTGTGGCGTCTTTGAGATAAGCATTGCTGGGTACTGTCGTGATGACACAGTTGGCAATTTGGGCATCATATAGAGCCTTCTTAGCAGCTTCATCGGACACAGCATTGTCGTAGTTTGTCTGTGCTGTGTTTAGCGCAGCAAGAGACGTAGCAAGTTGCCCGGCTGTGTAGGCTGCTGCAACGGTGACTTGCGCCTCAAATACACGGTAGCTGTTCTTGGCAATCAGAGGGTGTTCATCAGTACGTTCAGTTCCTAACGCGTATCCAGCAGGAAGTGTGGAAGAGACTGAGATAATTGTATTGTTATCTTTTACCGTATAGGTACCAGAGCTATTCAGAAGCACACCAGACACTAATGACTCAACTACATCTCCAGATGGGTAGCTGTTCTGAACCTCAAATCTAAAGTCAATGGTCGATGACTGACCAGCTAGTTTCTTGGCATAGTCAGCTTGTGCCGCATTTAGTTGAGTAAGCCTTGTGGCAGTCGTCGTCTTACAGGTGTTGTAGTTCAGCAGGGTTGTCTGAACATTAGTGTAGTTACAGGCACCAGGGACACCAGTGTTGGTTCCCATATTGACAGTCCTAGGAAATCCGTCAATGATGCTCCAAACCCTAAAGGTATTGTCTGCGTACTGAGCTACATATTTCTCTACTGAATCTCTGATGATAGAGAACCAACGACCAGAGGCA